TAGGAAAGTTGCTTCCTACCAGCAATGAAGATCTCATGCTCCGTTACCAACCCCCAAGGAGAAAGTCGCTTCATCAATTTTTCACCGATGATTCTGTCCATACGGCGAACCAGATATGGAATATCATACAGTTTACTATTCCAACCAGTCAAAACCTCAGGAGTATTCTCCTCAATCATCCACCAGTTGATGAAATCATTGAGAAGATCATACTCATTATTAAACTGCTTATAGTAGTGATTACCTTGCTTTAGTTTAAAGGGACCCTGTCCCCAAGTGATAATTTCCTTAGTATTGTAATCCTGAATAGTGATAAGTAGGACTTCCTCAGCGGCAGATTCTACATCAGGGAATCCATTTTCAGAGGCAACCTCAATATCGATAGTTGCAAGTTTAACTTTACCAATATCAAACTTAATTTCCTCTTGAGGATATTTGTCCGAGATGTACTGGTAGATGAATCGTTCATTGCCATAAATTTTAAATCCCTGGACGCCATCATACTTCTTGATGAACTCACGGCAATCGCGAACAGAACCAGGTTGGATTGCCTCAACACAATCACCTTCTAGAGTTTTATATCTCGTCTCTCTCTTACTATTGACGAATAGAGTTGGATAAAACTTCTCGCGGGTCATGAAGTGGCGTCCATCTTCATATCCCCGAACGAGGAAGTTATCACCGACCATTTGGACGTTGGTGTAGAATCGCATTTGTTACCTGGTTATGACGAATTTCTTGCTCAAATTTTCTTTTCCCAATAGAAGAAGTATCAACCTTTTTACCAGTATACTTCTCATAGGCAATCATGAACATTGTAAAGTAATGCCAATGATTCTTGGGAATATATTGTGGAGACAAGCACACAAATATTTCATCAAACTTATAATCGTAAAATTCATATTGAGTTCGATCATAGGTTTTGTATTTTTCCTTGAGTAACTCAAAATTAAAATCATTACGATTTAAGTTTCCACTATTTGGATTGCAAATCCATGTGAAAGAACTCAACTTCTCTTTTACATGCAACCAAGCACCCCAATTTCCTTCATGCACTCTATCATGAAACTGGATCGTTTTCAACTCCCTTTCCAGATTATCTGGATACTCCTCAAAATCAGATGCCATGACGTCATCATGATGATCAATGTTAATTATGTGCATGTTTTCATGTTCATGAAGTTGAAATAAAATTTCATCATGTTCATACCCAAAACAAACATTTGCTTCTGGAGATTGCTCAAGTGCTTTTAGAAATGTTTGATAACAATATAAGAGACCTGCTTGATCTATGTAAAGGTGATTTTCTTTAAAATCAGTATTTTCGTAAAGAAACTCCCACCTAGTATTTTCATTTTCATCCCACTGAAGACCTTGATAGGTCTCAATAGTAGGACCCATGATGTAATCCAGATCAATACTTAATACTTTCATGATAAAGATCCAAATATTTCATCAGTTAGATTTTGATGTGATTTTTCTATAGAATATTTTTTATCTAAAACTGTCTTATCAACTTCTTTCTTGGAAAAAATTTCATAGGCAAGAATAAACATTGTAAAATAATGCCAATGATTTTTTGGCATATACTGCGGAGAACAGCATACGAAAATATGATCAAACTCAGTATTAAAGATATGAAAATCTTCTCTAGTAGTAGCACGATAATTTTTTCCCATCAAATTTTCAGTTATAAAATTTGACCTATCAACGTTAGCACTAGTTTTATTACCAATCCAAGTAAAAGATTTTAACTTACCCATTGCATGTAACCATGCTCCCCAGTTCCCTTCATTTGGACTATATCCATTTTTAAGATCTTCATATTCCCTCATGAGTATTTCATCATCATCCAAATCTTCCTCAAGATTTGAATAGTGTGCATGAAACATGTCGTCATGGTGATCGATGTTGATAATTTCTAAATCTTCTTTATCACCAATATAATGCAGTATTGCATCGTGCTCATATCCAAAAGAAACAGAAGAACATTTATTCATTGCTTCCAAAAATAAATCGTAGCAATAAATTAAATTTCCTTGATCAATATAAAAATGTGATTCTTTAAATGCAGTATTATCAAATAAACTTTTCCACCTAGAAACAGGATCTGCCTGATATCCAACTTCGTTATAAAGTTCGATAACAGGACCCATAATATAATCTAAGTCAATACTGAGGACTCTCATCCAAGAACCTCTTTATATTGCTCCAGAATTGTTGCTGATGGATCTGCAATTGTAAGAATACTATCAGAACTAATCATCAAAGACTTCTGATCTGTATATGATGGCCAACGATTTAGTTGCCCATTTTCATTAATGCGAAAAGGATTAATTAGTTGGCAGTCTGGTTCCCCAACTTCTGCACCAACTTCATTAATCTCAGTGATGATTTCCGTACCAATTTTAAGAAGCAAATACTTAATCATTTAAATATTCCTCATACATTCTAACAAGACGATCTGCAGGTTCCATAAATGTGACGATCCAATCAAGAGGGACAACAAACTCATCATTCTTTGCAAGAATGCACCAGGATGAAAGAGATACCTGAACTGAAGATTTTTCGGTGTTCGTCTCTTCTGTAAGAAAAGTAGGAGCTGCCATAGAAACTTTTCTGGGTTTACTTAGAAGATATCCATGCACCTTTTCTGGTTCTCCAGATACAAGTTCCTTAACTTCAGAGATTAGATATTCACCAGATCTAAGAAGAGTTAATTTAATAGTCATGTTTATAGTTTTTCCTCATTGTATTATAGCAAGAAAAAAGAGGGGCGTCAACTGGATTTTGCCAGTTGCCCCTCGGCGTCAGCGACGACGATATTCAGTTTTATTTATGGAGTTGTTAGAAAGATTTCTGCTGTGGGTGGTCCATTAGGGTAGTGCGCTTCCGAGGGTCCAACTGCTAAAAAGAGTCATTGTGGTCCCAATTAAAAGAGTGGCGGCTGTCCAGTTCATAAGTCGTCCTCCATGGTACGTAATTATATATGAATTATGTATCACTATGATACAAAAGTCTGTAACGGATAGCACAAATTAGCAGGAAATGTTAGTGGTTCAGAACCAATCTTTCCTTTTGTGATGATCTGGAACAATTCGACCGAGAAGAATTACTAGGAGCCCATCCTCAAATTCAACTGATCTAACTTCCGTATCCTCTGCCAGTGTCCAAGATCTGGTGAAAGATCGTTGAGCCACTCCTCTATGGAGGAATGTTGTTTCTGTTTCGGTGTCCTCTTTTTGTCCTTCGACAAAGAGTTTACCGTCTTGTGTGTAGACATTTACTTCTTTCTTTTTGAATCCAGCAAGGGCCAACTCTAGTCTAGATTCTACGTTGCTGACCTGGACTAAGTTGTAAGGCGGATAGTTCTTCGTCGTTTCGTGCAGGTTAAACAACCTGTCGAAGTACTCATCCATCCCAATACTGTTTCTATTTATACGATCCATAAGCTGCGGCAAGTCGGCAGCATTATACTTCTGAAGGTTTCCCATCTTATTAGCTCCTTAAAAAGCGAGTTTGTGTTGTGTGGACCCCGAAGGCATCCGATATATTTATAGCATGGACGAAAAAAAGAGGCAAGGAGTAAACCGTACCTCTTTATAGGGTGTTCCGACTTTCGTAGAGACCGCACGAAAGGTCTCAGCAATATTTATACGGTTTACCGATATTTCTTTTTACTTTCTGTTTCTTCAATTTGTTTACTAATATGATTTATTATACTAATAGATCGTGTTAGAGTCCTTTTTATTCGTTCGGGAGGTTTATTTGGATTTAAGTACAAATCCAAAATTTCAGTAAGAGTATCCTCAAACTCAGGATACTCTCCAGAGAACATACAACAACACCAGAAAAGATCTCTACTCCAAACTCTCTGCTTTTTACATACAGAATTAGCAGCACATCTAATCAGAGATTTTAGATACTTAGGACCATTTACCATCCATTCATAGTCACCAACAATATCAATGGTTTCTACTGCCCTCATGGTATCATTAAGGCGATCTAGAAGATATTGACAATCACTTCTTTCAGTTCCATCTAAACATTCATTGGTAATTAAATCAAAATCAATTTTATGTAAGGATAGGTCTTCCCCCCAAATACACTTCACAACAAATCTTTCTAGATAATCATTCAAGAAAAACTCAACAGACTCTAAAACCACTGCAGTGGTAATGTTTATTTCGAATCTTTCCTGAATAATATTGCTAAAATATTCATTAAAATAAGGAATCCATTCTTCTGATCCTGCATCTGGTCCTAGAACCAAAAAATTTAAATCAGAATATGAAGTTTCCGTTCCAGTCAAAATAGATCCTGCAAGATATGCCGAATGTATATCTTCTTCATTCTTACTATTCTGTTTAATAAAATCTCGGATCTCTTCTACAAATAGAACACAGATGCTTTGCAACTTATCCGATAACTCAATCTTATCATAATCATTGACAAGACAATTATCAGAGTCTACCTTAAAGATATCTCCAATTTGTTGTATTTCCACACTTACTACTCTGCGGTTTCTTCAGTCTTTTTCTTTTTAGACCCAATATTGTACTTCGTTTCCAAAATCCAGTCCTGCTTATCCTTATACGCAAGAACTTTAATTTGGTTAAGAGGTGCAATATCCTGAATAGTTTCGGGATTAACAATACTAACCAGACCCCAGTCGGCAATCAATTGTGCGATACGATTACGACGCTGCACATCATTGACAGTCAGGTTAGCGTGCTTGCCATCTAGAGCAAACAACTCTTTAAAATGAACAAGAAAATAACGTCCCTGCTTATGAAGAATATGGCAGGATTGATAAATCTTTTTCTCTTTTCTAGAGGCAACACCAATTCTGGTCAGCGTTTCTCTTACTTTTAGGAAGTCATCTGGTTCGTTAAGAGTTACCTCAACCATTTGACTTGGTGACCATTTCACTTCAGGTTCTTGAACCACACTCATTTTGTTCCTCCAGTATCAAGTTTAGATTTAATAAATGTAAGTTGTTCTTTATTTAGAATTTTCAAAGTTTGCTTTGCTTTCTCATTACTATATCCATAATAACGTTTGACGTAGTCAAGATCTTTGATTTTATCTTGTCGGAGCCAGGGAGAGAATCTCTTCTTTTTCCTCAGACTATTTAGATAGAAATCATACTGCATCTTCTTAGAAAGAGAACTGTATTTGTTCATCTCATTAGCGAACATGATACAGTCCAAATGTCCAGAAAGACAACGATTGATGATGTACGGAGGATAATCCTTCTCAATAGAAGGATCTTCATCAATCAAATGTTTCTTAGTTTGATTAATAGAATTAAGCCAGTCTTTTAGTTCAACACCCATAAAATGCTCCAGGATTTCCGTAAGATATTTGTGCTACACGAAGAGAAACCTCAATGCGTTTCAGATCTTCATCAGATATATCAGATTGTTGTAATTTCTGATATACAAGATTCATATCATCATACGTCATCCATACCGAGAATACTTTCTTTTTCATAATTAAAAAGCAGAAGTTCTTTTCTAGATTTTTGATCCCGCATATATTCACCAACAGAACGCATGGTGTAAGTCAAATCAAACTCAGCAGCATTCCAATCTGTAAATCGATCCTTTACAAGTTGATCGGAGTTATAACTTACTAACTGAGGCATACTACACGTAGAACAGTCTGCAGCAAACTTATCGTGATCAAATCCCTTATGCATCGACCCTTTTTTTCCATAGAGGTTATCTTTGATATCGTAAGGAGGATCAAGATATACAAAAGTACTATCCTGTTCAGATAAAAGATAATCGTAAGAATAATTGGTGATACGCCAATTTGCAATTATTTCTGAATATCCTGGAAGTTTTTCGATTCCTCGCATTGAGAAGTTGGAGTCACTTGCCTGTTTTGAGAAGGACGAGGACTCGGTAAGACCACTGAAAGAACACTTATTAACAACGTAAAAGCTAACAGCACGCCGTAGAGAGTCCAGATTGGATTCGTCATTTAGATACTCCTTTGATTCGAGAAACAACCTCTTAGCAGAATCAGGATCAGGATGCTCAGACTTAAGTTCCTGCAATCTATCTTTCATCTCTGGACCAAACATCTGCAATTGCTGCCAGAAGTTCACTAGAGGTTCATAGAGATCGTTTACCCACACTTTTAGGTGTGGATACTTCTTGGTAACATGGATAGCGACACTACCACCACCAATAAATGGTTCACGGAACTCAGTATATTCCCTTAGATCAGGAAAATAAGGATCCATCTTGACGCAAGCGCGGGATTTACCCCCTGGATACCTGAGGGGTGTCTTCAGTGATTTCATAATCTTTAGGATGATACTTCAAAAATTCCCAAAAGGTGAGTTTCATTTCCTTCTGAGTCATACCACAATGCTTTGCGGCAGCAGGTAGAGTCATTTTAGCACGAAACAGTGCTTCATTTGCTTCCTGCACGTTCTCAGGAGTGGTCTTCACTCTTGGTTCTACCAATTTAGTTTTATCAATTTTGAGAAGACTCATAGTAAATCTCCATAAGGAGTATCATCCTTATGAAGGAGAACTCCATCAACCTTATCCATCAAGTCAAGCATACTTCCGTGCATGAGACGGTATCCATATCCAACATAAAGTTGT